AAGGAATCGCTATTCATAAGTGCCTTTATGAAAAGCTTCTCATAAAGGCACCATTCACATTTTTTGGGACAACGGTTCAAGCCTTGGAGTGGCTTTTGGCAAAGATTACTGCGAAATTATAGAGGAGCGAAACGCTGCCGCTGATTACCTGAAAATGTAAAGATAATTTTGATAATAGACAGAATTAACTGGACTTTGAGTCGCTTCTGAGTGATGTATAGTGTACCAAAATGAAAGGGGCGAAAGCCATGAAAAAAGGAACACTTCTTAGAACCAGGAGCAGCAAAAATATCTACCAAATAATCGGACGGTGGGATAAGGACATCGTATTAATGCCAACTAGCGAAACAGATGACCAGGTCCTGATCTACGGTCCCGGCGAGTTAGACAGGCTTATTGAGGACGGACACTTCAGAATCCTCCCCGAAATGCCAGCCAAGGGAGGTCAAAAATAATGAAAGCGCATTTTTTCAGAAAAGCCTGCACCATCGAGGAGCTTAAGGATATCATCGGCAGGGACAAGGGCAGCGAATACACCATCGAGGAAACAGTCGAGCTGGAGCAGGCAGAGTATGAACGCTTCACCAAAAACCTGCTAGACGACTTTGACTTTATCGCCCAACGTAAAGATAAGATGTGGATGGATGGTAACAAGGTCTGGCACTGCCTTCTGGTCAAGGCCAAAGGAGCTGAGGAAGGGATCCTGGTGGAAAGCGAAGGCTATGACTACGCACGTTATGCTGCCTTCTATGAGGAAGCGGGCGGCATGACAGATAAGCTGCTGGAGCAGATTCTGGCCATCAGAAGTGATGCCAAGTGTAATATGTTTGACACTGTAGGAGTCCAGCGGGAAGCTAATGAAAAAGGGTTTTACGAGCTGGTTATTTTCCTGGAGGAGCATAAAAAGGAATATGCCAAGTTTATTTTAACGGGCGAAAGGAAACAATAAAATCCATTCGTAGTGATTAAGGAGCTTCAGAGATGAGGTTCCTTTTTTCTTCAAAATTTAACTCAGACGCTCTCCCATGGGGGCGTTATTAGTTTGGAGTGATGAAAAGTAGGTGATGATATATGTCTAAAAGTAAATGGCCCCAGGTGCAAGAAAAATTAATACTTGTCCAAAAGTGGGCAAGAGATGGTCTAACCGAGGAACAGATTTGTAAAAATCTTGGTGTAAGTACAAATGCCTTGAATGTTTACAAAAAGAAATACGATGAATTGCGAATTGCCCTAAAAAAAGGAAAAGAAGTAGCTATAACCGAGATTGAGAATGCCTTATTTAAACGTGCCTTAGGTTACGAATATGAAGAAGTAAAGACCTCGATCAAGTTAGTCGATGGCAAGGAAACCAAGTTTACAGAAAGGATGAGAAAGCATATGCCAGCGGACGTAGCTGCCTGCAGCATTTTGCTTAAGAACAAGGACCGTGGTAATTGGTCCGATAACCCCATGAAGCTGGAAATCGAGAGAGCGCTTCTGGAACTGCGTAAGAAATCTGAGGAGGCGAAGCTGTTTTGATTATCCAAGACATCAATGTAAATAGCATAAAGCCCTATAAAAACAACCCTAGGAAAAATGACCAAGCAGTTGCTGCTGTTGCTGAGTCAATAAGACAATTCGGCTTCAAAGTGCCGCTTGTTATAGATAAAAACAATGAAATCGTTGCTGGCCACACAAGATTAAAAGCTGCCCTTCAACTGGGTATCCAAACCGTACCTTGTTTAATTGCTGACGACTTGACCGAAGAACAAATCAAGGCTTTCAGATTGGCGGATAATAAAACAGCGGAGTTGGCTGACTGGGACTTCAGTTTATTGAATCTCGAACTTGAGGAACTTAGCAAACTGGACCTTGATTTTTCTTTGGTGGACTTTGGGTTTGATATCGGTACAGCTGAAGAAATTAAGGAAGATGACTTTGATGCTGAGAAAGCTATTGAGGAGATCGAAACTCCAATTACCCAAAAGGGAGATATTTGGTTGCTTGGTAAGCATCGACTTCTTTGCGGGGATGCAACCTCAAGTGACGATGTAACGAATCTGATGAATGGACAAGAGGCCGATCTTGTTTTGACAGATCCGCCCTATAATGTCGACTATGAGGGTGGCACAAAGGATAAGCTTAAGATTCAAAACGACAAGATGCAGGATAACCAGTTCCTGCACTTCCTGACGGATGCATTCACCAGAATGTATGAGCATTCGAAAAAGGGGGCGGCAATCTATGTATTCCATGCCGATAGTGAAGGGTACAATTTCCGCAGTGCTTTCAAGCAGGCCGGCTATTCTCTGCGCCAGTGCCTGGTTTGGGCTAAAAACTCTCTGGTACTAGGCCGGCAGGACTACCAGTGGCAGCATGAACCCATCCTCTATGGTTGGAAAGACGGTGCTAGCCATGCATGGTATGGAGATCGCAAGCAGACCACCCTGATCAAATTCGATAAACCCCAACGCAGCGCTGACCATCCAACTATGAAGCCCATTGGTTTGTGTGGGTATTTAATCGGCAACTCCAGCAAAGAGGGAGATATTGTTCTCGACTCATTTGGTGGCAGCGGTTCTACTTTAATGGCCTGTGAACAAACGGGTCGTATCTGCTATACCTTAGAGCTTGATCCAAAATACTGTGATGTAACAATCAGGCGCTGGGAAGAATTTACTGGCAAGAAAGCAGAGTTGTTAGATGGCTAGAGATTTCGCTAAAAAGCTGTACTCATCTGAACAGTGGCAGCAATTAAGAATGGCCTTGATTGCTGAACGTGGCCCAGTCTGCCAGCAGTGCGGCAAGAATATAGCAAGGCCAGCAGATATCATTGCCCATCATGAGATCGAGCTTTCTCCTGAAAATATTCGTGATTTCAACATTAGCATCAATCCCAACTTCATAAAACTCATTTGTTTCGATTGTCATAATAAAAGTCATAAGCGCTTCGGCTATCTGCCAGAGAATCAGGTTTATTTGGTCTTTGGCCCACCCTTGTCCGGCAAGAAAACTTATGTGCGAGAAAATATGCAGCGTGGGGATTTGGTTGTTGACATGGATTGCCTTTATGCTGCAGTGTCTTTCTTCCCTGCCTACGATAAACCGGACAATCTTTTTAGTAATGTGATCGGTATTTACAACCTGCTGCTTGACAATATTAAGTGCCGCTATGGCAGATGGAATAATACTTATGTTATCGGCGGATTTGCCGACAAGTACAAGCGGGAGAGATTAGCCGAGGACTTAGGGGCAGAGCTCGTCTTCTGTGATGTAGATATGGAAGAGTGTCTGAGACGGTTAGAACTGGACGAAGACAGAAGCTTTAGGAAAGACGAATGGGCAAAATACATCAACAAATGGTTCGAGGAATATGTATCATAACCCCGCCCCCCATGTAATAACAAAGGCTTCTTCAGGGAACCGGACTAAGGGGGCAACTATGGTGCATCCCAAGATTTTCGAAATTCGCCGGAGGTTTTGCGAAAAATGAGAAAAGCAGATCAGTATCAAAAAGAACTGGGGAGATGGAACGAGTTATTCGAGCAAACTGATGATTCCACTAGGAAAGCAGCTGACGGCATGATCCGGAAAGCGGCTTTTTTACATTCTATGTGCTGGGAACTTGAGCAAACAATTAATCTTGTCGGTTCAATTAAAATTCATCCCCTGCATCCGGAAATTCAAAAACAAGTCCCGGCAGTCAAAGAATACTCCCGCCTTGCCGAAAGTTATGCCAACATAGTTAATAAATTAAACATTATGAGGCAGAAAAATCTGCTTGATGAGGATGACGAATTGAGTGGATTTGAATGAAGCCTGAGTATAACGGCATCCATTCCTACCTGCTGGAGTATATTTATAAATGCCAAAGCGGAGAAATTACCATTGGGCAAGAGTTAAGGCTGTTGCTGGATAGTTTGCTTACACATTTTGATAATCCTGATATTAGAATTGAATTTGAGGAAGCACACAAACGAATTAAGTTCATTGAGACCCAGTGCAAGCATTATGAAGCGCCATTTGCCGGCAAGCCGTTTATTCTCATGCTCTTTCAAAGAGCACTGCTTGAAGCCATCTATATTTTCAAAATATACGATGCAGAAGTTGGCCGCTGGGTAAGATTGTATCAGGATGTCCTGTATGTTGTCGGCCGGAAAAATGGTAAAACTCCCCTGGTGGCTGCAATTGACCTGGCGGAGTTTTTCTGCGGGCCGCTTGGGATTAAAATACTATGCTCAAGCAACGACTATGAACAGGCCGATTTAATGTTCCAGGCCATCAATGCTATGCGGGAGGAAAGCCCGGCTCTGAATAAGGTCACAAGAAAAAACATCAAAGGCATTTTCTTTGGTAATCCTCAAAAACCCAGGCACAGCGGTAAATTTTCTTATAAGAACAAAGGCAATATCCGCAAAATATCCTCCAAGACCGGAGCCAAAGAAGGCCGCAATATTGGAATTGGCTCCTTCGATGAAGTACATGAGCTCAGGGATGACACTTCGATTATGCCGATACGGCAAGCCCTATCCACACAGGATGAACCCATCTATTTTGAACTCACAACCGAAGGTTTCACTAACGATGGCTATCTGGATCAGCGCTTAGTCGAAGCCAGGCAGGTTCTATATGGACAACTGGAAAGGCCCCGCTGGTTAATCTGGCTTTACACTCAGGATAGCGAAGCGGAAATCTGGCGTGATGAATCAAGCTGGGTCAAGAGCAATCCCGGTCTGGGCACAATTAAAAAGTGGAGTTTTTTGCGGCGCATGGTTGAGGAGGCTAAAACAAATAAATCAACCCGCGCTTTTGTTTTAGCCAAAGACTTTAACATCAAACAAAACAATGCCGCCGCCTGGCTTACTGATGCTGAGCTAACAAATGAAGCTACCTTCGAGCCGGAAATCCTGCGCGGCTGTGTCGGAATTGGAGCTGTCGATTTGGCAGAGACGACAGATCTTGTCTCGGCTAGGATGATGGTAATGAGATCTAGCGATAGAACAAAGTATACACTCCAGAAATATTTCATTCCGGAAAGCAAACTGGCGAAGAGCCCGGATGATATGGACTATCTGGAATGGGCCAAGCAAGGACTTCTGGAAATCTGCCCCGGCAATGACAATGACTTTAGCTTAATCACCAACTGGTTTGTGTATTTAGTTAAACAACTTGGCATCAGGCCCTATAAAATCGGCTACGATAATGCCTTGGCTAAATACTGGGTTAAGGACATGGAAGAGACCGGTTTTGATATGGAGCGGATCCCGCAGAAAAGAGAGGTTATGTCCACTCCGATGAAGTTGCTGGAGGCCGACCTGTGCAGCAAACTAGTGAACTACAACAATAATCCGATTGACAAATGGTGTCTGGCTAATACTGCTCTGGACATAGATAAGTTTGGTCAGATAATGCCTGTTAAGGTTCAAGGGAAATCTATCAACCGGATTGACGGAGCAGTGACCATGATCATCAGCTACGCTGTTTTGATGCAATACAGGTCTGAATATATGAGGCTCGTAAATGGTTAGGGCCTGGGGAGTGGGAGGTGATCAAGTGGCCTTTATAGATTTTCTAAAAACCATGTTCACAGCAAAAGAAGACAAGCAAATATTGCAGTATGCCAAATTTCTCGATGGGTACTCACCGATCTTTTCTCAGTTTGGTCAAAACATTTACGCCTCCGACGTTGTTCAGATGTGTATAGACGTAATCGCCACGGAATGCAGCAAGCTGCTGCCCAAGCATATCCGAACTGATCCCCAAGGAATGCAGATCAATGTAATTAGCAGCCTGAACAGGCTGTTTAAATTTGCCCCCAATGAGCTGATGACCACCCGGGATTTTATCGAGAAAATCATCTGGCTGTTGTATATGAACTATAACGCATTTATCTATCCGACTTACGATCTGCTCTACGACACCCGGGGAAATGTCTCCCGAAACTATACAGCCTTTTATCCTCTAAACCCTACACGGGTGGATTTCCTCCAGGATGAGACGGGGACAATATTTGCCAAGCTATATTTTGCCAATGGAGATAACTTCACATTAGCCTACGCAGACCTGATTCATTTGAGAATGAAGTTTTCGGTCAATTCTATTATGGGAGGGGGACTTAACGGCCAGCCGGATAATGCAGCCCTGCTCAAAGTTTTGGAGATCAACAATACAGTCCTGCAAGGATTGGAAAAGGCCATCAAAACCAGCCTTTCGGTACGCGGGATCTTAAAAATAAATACCATGTTGGACGATGACAAGCAGCAGGCGGAGCGCGCCAGGTTCGAGAACTCCCTGGCCGGTGGTAAAACAGGCATACTGCCGCTGGACCTCAAGGGCGATTACACCCCGATCACAGTAGATCCCAAACTAATCGACAAAGATACTTTGGAATTTCTCCAGAGCAAGGTCCTTAATTACTACGGTGTATCCGTGCCGATCTTAAGCGGAGATTTTACAGACGAGCAGTATCAAGCGTTTTATGAGAAGACCTTAGAACCGTTAATCATTAGCTTGGGGCAGGCGTTTTCCAAGACGATCTTTACCCGCAGGGAACTGGATGTGGGTAACGAGATAGCCTTCTATCCGCAGAAGCTGTTATTTACCAATACCAAAAACAAAATAGCCGTCGCCGAGATCCTGGGCAATCGCGGGGCAGTTACGAATAATGAATTGCTTGATCTGTTTGGCTATCCACCCTATGAGGGAGGGGATGAGAGGTATATGAGCTTGAATTATATTGACTCCAAACTAGCCAATGAATACCAGATGAAACGAGCCGGGATAAAGGAAACGGAGGTTCAACCTTAGAAAGTATCACTAATGACAGGAGATTATTAATTCCATAGAAGTAATTATGTATTTATGTAAATATGTATTTACATAAATACATAATACATGTTATTATAGGGACATCTTAATAAAGGAGGTTTCCCTATGGATAAGGACAAAAACATAAGTTTCAGAATTGATAGTGAGGTTGTTGACAAGTTTGAACTTGCCTTGATGCTTAATAATGAGAATTCAAATGAGGTTATCACCCGGTTAATGATCCAATATGTTTCAGATAGCTTTTTGAAGGCTTCCAAATCCTTTACAGCGCAATCACCACAATCACCGCAATCACAAGTTAGAACGAATTATTTGAGCGATGAAGATAGCAATTATGCGAAAGCAAACAGAAAAATACCAATATGGGCTCACAAACCCCAACAGAATAATCACAGGATAATAAAAGCTTTTTTTGAAATTGAAGAAGAAATGGGATACGTTACCATTGAGGCTTTAACGGAAAGATGCAGCAATATCACCGATCATCCGGATACTTTCTCAAGTGATTTTCGAGGAAATTTCGCACAAATGAAAACTGACGCTAGCAATTCACACGGAAAAGTATTTGTCGTTACAGATAATGTTGTGGAAATTTGGAATGAGATCAAAAACATTCTTATGGAAAACAAACATTTGTTTACCAGAAGTTCTGAGGGAGGCTCCAGGACGATGAAAATCACAAATGAGATGATCGAGATCGCTTATACTTATGCCAAGAAGGTATATTCGGGAGAACTTACAAGAAACGAAGGTAAACATGAAATAGCAAAAGTTTCTGGAATGAGTCTTGGTTCAGCACAAGATTATATTACAGATTTCCTTGAGATGATGGAAGGCAGGTTATATCATAGAACGATGAGCAATTATGGAACGAGATATTATCTTGAAAATATCAAGAAGGATTATGGAGACAAAGCTTTTCAATTGGCACTAGAAGCTACCGAAAAACATATTAAATATTATAATGCACTTGGTTATGGACAATTAAAAGCAAAAGAAGAAATAGTAAAAGAATTTCGAGAATCGAAGTAAATACAAACTTAAGCACACTTCAAAAGGTGTGCTTTTTTCATGCGGAATTTTAAGGAGTGTTGTTAATGAACAAAAAAGAGTTCGCTAACGAAAAAGAGATAAGGCTGGCGGAGTTAAGAGCCGTAGAAGATGGCGAAAAAATGATAGTCGAAGGCTACGCAGTTGTCTTCGATACTCCGGCGACTCATTGGGGATTTACAGAAATCGTTGACAGAAATGCTTTCGTGGGAGCCGACATGAAGGATGTTCCGATGAGGTACAACCATGAAGGTACATGGCTCATATTGGCAAGAACAAGGAATAACAGCCTCCAATTATCTGTTGATAACAAGGGGCTTTTTATTCGCGCAGAACTAATTGATACGCAAAGCAACAAAGATGTCTATAAATCAATCCAAGCCAGATTGCTTGACGGTATGTCCTTTGCCTTTACAACAAGCAAAGATGAATGGAACTACGACAACAATACGCGCAGAATTATGCAGATTGATAAGTTGTATGATGTTTCGGTGGTGGATACCCCCTTCTACGATACAACTTCAATATATGCTCGGGCTTTAGGTGAGTTGGAAAGTCATCGAAAGTCGTTGGAAAGCGAGAAAACCCGGCAGTTGGAAGTGTTAAGACTTAGAAATGAAAATTTAGGAAAGGCCTAGGGTGATCTGGCATGAAGAAAAAGAAATTACTTGAACTAATCGCCAAAAGAGAAGCTAAAAAAGCTGAGCTGCTGCAAAGAAATAGTGAAACAGAGGATGTCAAAGAGTTAAAAGACATCACCGCGGATCTCGAAGCCATAAATTCTGACATCACCGAGCTTAGAAGTATACTCGATGCCATGCCGGATGAGGAATCCGAGCAGAGGAAAGCTGATGAACAAGGCACTCCAGACCAAGAGCAGAGAGGCAGGCAGCCTGTGGGCGGAGCCCGAATTCTGGGTACTTACGGCGTCAGCCAAACCCAGACTGAGCAGCGTAATGGGGACAAGTATGGCAGTGAGGAATACCGTTCAGCCTTCATGAATTATGTTCTCAAAGGGGTCAAAACAGAAGGGCTGGAATTCAGAGCGGATGCCACTACTTCCACCGGGGATATCGGAGCGGTCATTCCGACCACGATCATGAACCAAGTCATCGAGAAGATGAAAGATTACGGGATGATCTGGCCACGAGTCTCGGTGACCAATATCAAAGGCGGAGTTAAACTGCCGGTTGCCAGTGTCAAGCCCACAGCCCGCTGGGTCTCTGAAGGCAGCGTCGCCGAGAAACAAAAGAAAACTATTTCGACATCCATTGTTTTTGCCTACTACAAGCTGCAAATCCGGGTGGCCTTAACCCTGGAAACTGATCTGGTCTCCCTGCCGATTTTTGAGCAAACAGTCTCCGATAATATCAGTGAGGCTATGGCCATTGGCCTGGAAGGTGCAGTAATTTCCGGGAGTGGCAGCGGCGAACCGCTGGGGATTGCCAATGATACGGATATTCCTGTAGCTCAAGTATTGTCAATTGCCGTTGAGGACATGGACAAATACCAGACCTGGACCACGATCATGAGCAAGATGCCCCGTAAATACCGCAATAAAGCGGTGTTGATTCTCAATGACCTGGACTGGAACAAGTACATTGTCGGTATGGTCGATGCCAACGGTCAGCCGGTGGCCAGAACAACTTTCGGTTTAGATGCTGTCCAGCAGGAGCGTTTCCTGGGCCGGGAGGTTATACCTGTGGAAGATTATCTGACCTCAATTGACGATGCCGATATTGGAGATGTCTTTGGGATAGTGTGTAATCTGCGCGATTATCTGGTCAACAGTAATATGCAAATCACCTATAAACGGTATTTCGACGAGGAAACAGACGAGTGGATCAGCAAGTCTACCATGATCTGTGATGGTAAACTGGGCGATAAAAACGGGGTATTGCTCCTGAAAAAAGCTCAGTAAGGAGCTGGGGTAAATGACGGATGCCGAACTCTTAATTGAGTGTAAAAGGGGGCTGGGCGCTCCGGTGGCTGGTACAAATCTGGATGGCGTATTAACCCAAAAATTACTGGCGGTGAAGTCATTTATGGACTCTGCCGGGGTATCCGACACCATAATGTCGGATGATTTGGCGCTCAGCGTCATTGTCTTGGGGGTCACAGATATCTGGAATCTAGAAGGCGGGGAGACTAAATTCTCCCCCGTCTTCTACACTTTGCTCAGCCAGCTGGTAATCGGGAGTTCTTTATTGACAGTGTGCAGCAGTCCTGTGGATGGAGCTGTGGGTGTCGAGCTAGATGTTCAGCCAGTACTAACCTTTAATAAACGGATAAAAAGCTATGAAGTGAGTATCCTTGATTACAATACGAAAGATCCTGTTGCGTTGGATTATTCACTGGATGTAACCGGGAAAATACTGACCCTGGAACCGGGAACCAACCTGGATTCAGCCACAAAGTACGCCTTAATAATTGACAATGCTGTTTCCTATTTGGGTCCAGAGCTGGATTATACGGTACTAAGCTTTACAACTAAATAAATTCAAGAAGGTGAAAACAATATGTATCCATACAATCAAAAAATGGGACAGCTGATACAGACAGATGCTGCTGGCGTTGCCCTTGACCGTGACTTTATATCGCATTTCCAGGTGGCTGCTGCGGATGCCGTCGCGGCTAGCGCGGCTGGAGTCATGGCTCTGACTAATCTGGGGGCAGCAGCGCAAGAGAAAACAACGGGAATAACCTCACCGGCTGTACCCCGGGCTTTAAATATTGTCGGTAATGTTGTTGGCATCACCGGGGATGTAATTGCCTCCGGGCAAAATTATGCTGGGGAAGATATCGAAGAAACAATCGCGCTGAATGGTTCAACTACTGTCAATGGCAATAAGGCTTTCAAGACAATCGAAAGTATTGAATTACCGGCTCAAACACATACCCCGGCAGCTCAGACAGAAACCCAGGAGTATACTCATAAGGCTGATGCCGCTGGAACCATTACGGTGACCGTGACAGCCGCCGGCATGACCGGATCCCCAAAAGCAATAGAAATAGAAGTAGCCCAAGATGATACAACGATTGAGGTTGCCACCCTGGTTGTTGCCGCGTTGAATGCTGACGAGGATGTCAGCGAAATGTTTGAAGCTTCCAATGAGAACGGGACCAGTGCGACAGTAACGCTTACTGCATTAGCGCCGGCCGCAAACGATAGCACCCTGGCTATGGCCTTTGTGGATACCGATACCACCGGAGTAACTGCCGGGGCATCCACTAGTGGGACCACAGGAGTACCTTACGATAAGGTTTCTGTCGGTTGGAATGATAAGCTGGGCCTGCCCTATAAGCTGGCTCATAATACGGTTATTCCTGGGATGACTTATCTCAACAATGTTAAAGAGGGTACTAATCCGACTGTAACGGTAAGCTCCAGTGCGCTGGAATCAAACACAATTGACCTGAACAGTGCTCTGGATGGTCATGTAGTTGACTCCTACTTGATCGTTTAGGTGGTGAGCCTTGATGTTTAAACCATCAGCAAAACAATTTGCAACCCCTATTCGTCTACAGCATCGTGTGATAATCGATGTGAACGGAGCGTCGGAGATATCTTATGAAGATGCAGATCCGGCGCTTGATCTTTGTGCATGGAAAGGAAAAGGTGGTACCGAGAGCGTGCAAAGCGGAACACTTGTGGTTAGTGATACGGCTGAATTGACGATGTGGTATCGGCCAGATGTAACAGAACGCGATCAAGTCCTCTTGAACGATAATTCTGAGTGCGCCTATGAAGTAATGAATGCGGAAAACATTGAAATGCGCAACCAGTTTATGATGCTTAAAGTTAAGCGGGTGGTGAATGCCTGATGGCTACCAAACTGCTGACCCCGTCAAATCTTAAATCAGTCAGATTTACCGTTTCAGGCTTGGATGAGTATGCTCAAAAAGTAATCAAAGCCGGAAACAGTATTGACAAGGCTGTTGCTGAAGCGGTTGAGGAAATAAAAGAGAGCGTGCGCGAAGATATTCAAGTCTGGGCAGATAAGCATAAGATGTCTGGAGCTGTTGCCGAGAGCGTAAATGCCACAGAAGTTAAACGCGCAGGGAATAATATCTACGCCGATGTTGGGATTGACAGTAATATTAATCCAGCATCCTGGCACGCCGTATTTGTGGAATACGGCACCCCTCACCAGGCGGCTGATCCGGGGATTAGGCTTGCCTTTGACAAGTGGAAACGCAAGTCGAAAATGATCTTTAAGAAGCACTTGGAGAAGTGGGGTGTGCCTGGTGGCTGATATCTATAAGAAAATTTATGACGCTTTAGATGCCCTGGGCTATCCGGTACGTGAACAGGGAACGTATGCTCTCGGGGAAACCTTACCGGAGACTCATATCACCTATCAGATTATTGGTCAGCCGAACATTACCCACTATGATAACGCCCCAGCCAGTACGACAACTAGGGTGCAGATTAGCTTATACAGCAAGAAGCCGGCTATAAAGCAGGCTGCTGATACAACACTTAAAGCGGTCATGCTTCCGGCAGGCTTCAGGCGTGCATCCGGGCGTGATCTGCCATTTGATCAAAAAACCAGGCATTACGGTTACACCTCGGATTATAAATATCATGAAATGGAGGGATGAAATTGGATCAGCAATACGGTGAATTTGTAGGTGTGGATAATCTGTATTACGCACTTGTAACAGCTGACAGCGCCAGTGCTTATACAGCAGGAACACCGGAATACCTCGCGCCAGTTGGCGAAATAGCCGGAGCTCCCACTATAAACAAGAAAAACACCTATTATGATAACAAACCACAAAATACCTTTATTACCGAAGGGGAAACCGAGGTTAAGGTTGTAGTACCAAATGTTCCGGCAAGCAAAGCGGCTGCCCTACTCGGGAAATACTACGATGCAACCTCGGGCAGGGTTTATGATACTGGCAAACCTAATCCTCCTGATATTGCGCTTGGATTCCGCTTTAACATGGGTAATGATGATTACCGTTATTTCTGGTATCTTAAAGGCAAGTTTAGTGGTGGATCCGAAGAAGCTAAATCCAAGGAAGACGACGTCGATGTTAAAACCTATGAGCTGACATATACGGCTGTAACAACAACTTATCAGTGGACTGTTGACAGTGAGAGCCAATCCCTTAAACGTGTGTTTGGCGACACCGCTGATGATGCCTTTAGTGCTACCAACTGGTTCAGCCAGGTTCAAACCCCTTCGACAGCCAGTGTGCCGGATGCAATTGCACTTTCGACCATTGTTCCTGCTGATGACGCCACCGATATTGCTATCACTGCAAACGTTGTTATTACCTTTAACAACAAAATATTTACCGATGAGGTTATCGTTACTTCAGCAGCCGGTGCAATCGTGGCTGCAACAAAATCCTACGACGCAACCGGGAAGATCCTCACTATCAATCCAGATGCAAGTCTTGCTAACAGCACTGTTTACCTGGTGGCTGTTACCGGGGTTATCGATATCTACGGCCAGGAGCTGGCCGCTGTAGTCAAAAACTTTACCATAGTGGCAGCATAATCAAAATCCAATAATTCAGGGCAGCTTAACCGCTGCCTTTTTAATTTGGGAGGGCTTATGAAACTTTTAACTTTGAAAATTAACGAAAAAACTTATACAACCGGGAAAATAACTGCTTTCTTCACGAGGGAAGCGCTCAAGATACAAAAAGAAGCGATTACACTAGCTAAAAAAGGAAAGGTATTGCAGGAACCAGGGGCAGCAGAAAACCTTGATGCTGTTGAAGAAGTGCTTGATTCGCTAGCAGAGTTAAAAGAACGCAAGGTCTGGCTTCTGTGTGAAATATATGGCAACAAATTCACGACTGACGATATCGAAAAAGAACTTTCGGATGAGGAAATTGAAATCGAGGTAAATAAGATTATCATGGGTATTTCCGGGGTAATCCAAAAAAACTAGGACAGGGCGCGCTTAAGCAGACGTCGCCCGATGATGAAGACGATCCGGAAGAAGTATTCAATTATTTATATCGAACTTGTAGTAAGCAATTCGGATGGAGCCCGAGGGAAATGGATGAAACGAACCTCGAAACTCTGTTCGACTTTTTATTTACCAAAGAAAAGTCTGATCCAAACATAAGGATCATAGGCGGAAAAACATATAAGAGGGTAACGAAGCCCCCATCCTGGCTGTAGGAGGTGAAATTAATGCCTGGAAATGATAACGATATTGGCGGCCGCGTCGGGCTAGATGTCACTGATTTTAAAGCAGGGATTGCAGAACTAAATCGGCAAATAAGGGTCATCGACACAGGATTTAAGGCTGCTGCTGCCGGGATGGGTGATTGGGGTAAAAGCGCTGAAGGGCTGCAGAGTAGAATAAATTCACTCAACCAGGTTACGGACCTGCAGCGTAAAAAGATTGAGGGCTTAACTGCCGAATACAAACGGATTGCAGCTGAAAAGGGCGCAGACAGTAAGGCTGCCCAAGACCTGCAGATCAGGATCAATAAAGAAACTGAAGCGCTCAACAAAAATCAGCTTGAATTAAAGAAAACAGCTGATGCTCTGGATAATTTCGGTAAAGAAACGGATCAGGCTAGTGACAAGACTGGCAAATTCACCGACAAATTAAAAACTATTGGCGGCGGGATTGGTAAGGCTGCCGCTACTAGTGTCGTGGCCTTAGGTGCAGCAACAGCCTCGGCAGCAGTAGGAGCATTCAGCCTTGCTGAAAAAGCATCTAATTTATCAGAGGCGCAAAATGTTGTAAAAGAAACATTTGACGATACGTCTGCCAGCGTGCTCGATTGGAGTAAAACGGTAGATGAAAGCGCAGGTATATCTGAAACCAATACCGTCAAATTCGTTGGCTCCATGGGTGCCATGTTGAAGTCAAGTGGACTCTCAGAAGAGGCATCAAAGGATATGTCAGAATCACTTGTACAGCTAACTGGGGATATGTCATCCTTCTATAACCTCGGACATGATGAGATGTGGGAAAAGATACGATCCGGAATATCTGGTGAAACAGAGCCGCTTAAAGCCCTCGGCATCAACATGTCTGTAGCAAACATGGAAGCCTATGCCTTAAGCCAGGGTATCGATAAGTCCTGGAATTCCATGAGCCAGGCAGAGCAGACCACACTGAGGTATGGTTACCTCATGCAGGCCACAGCAGATGCTCAGGGTGATTTTGGCAGGACGCTGGAAACGAGTTTTCCAAATCAGATGCGCGTGGCTCAGATGCAAATGGAATCAATGGCCACGACTATAGGCCAAAAGATGCTCCCTTCATTTTTAGAGATATTTAAGGCTATCAATACTGGTTTCAGGACCGGAGACTGGTCACAGGTAGGCACTGCCATAAGCGAAGGATTAACCTCGGCAATTGGTCAACTGACAGCAATGGCACCCCAGTTTGTACCGGTAGCAGTAACGATCTTAACCGGGATAATAAATGCACTAATTACATCTATTCCGCAAGTCCTGCCGGCGCTGATCCAGATGACTCTGCAATTTCTTAATGTTTTGATTCAGACCTTTACCCTTAACGGACCGCTACTGATTCAAGCTGGGATAGACGCGATAATGATGTTGCTGAATGGGCTTCTGCAGGCCTTGCCACATCTTGTAGAAATGGCAGTAACCTTATTGCTTGCCTTGGTAAATAAACTAATAGAAATGCTTCCGGAACTTATCCCGGTTGCCATACAAATGATAGTGACGATTATCCAGGGACTTATTAACGCACTGCCGCAGTTAATCGCAATGTTGCCCATAATCATCCAAACGATTGTTAATGTACTGGTGCAGAATTTACCAATGCTCGTTGATGCGGCGCTACAGATCATGTTGGCGCTGACGGTAGCGCTTATTCAAAATCTACCGTTGATCATTAAGGCAACCATAGAAATTATTGGGGCCTTGCTTGGTGGGTTGGTGGGCGGCATTGTACAGGTTGTTGCTTTTGTGCCTAAACTATTTGCGGCACTTATTGGAGCTTTCGGAAATATCCAATGGGGGCAATTGGGGCTCAATATAATAACCGGGATTACCACAGGTGTTAAAAATGCAGCTTGGCGCATTGCCGATGGAGCCGTGCAAGCCGCCAAAAATGCTTTGCAGGCCGTCAAAAATTTTCTTGGTATTTCATCCCCATCAGCGGTAATGCGGGATCAAGTTGGTTTACAGATTGGCGCAGGTATGGCTGAAGGCATAGGGGATAGCACTAAAATGGTTAGTGCGGCAATGCGAGGCCTTAACGCTCGAATAGTTGCTAATCCTACATTTAATACCACTCCGGGACCTGCTCAAATTGCACCGTTGTATATTGATATTCCGGTTATGCTCGATGGACAGATTATTACCAAATCAACAAGCCGGCACCAATATAGTCAAAACAACAGTAAGGCCCGGGCTAAAGGGGTGATACCGGCAACATGAGCAAATTAAAAGTATTAAATTCATCATATCAAGATTTTGAGGTCCCGATAGTAATTAATGACGTGCTTACATCACCTAGGACTGAAGTCATTAACAGCGACAACATAATATCCTTTTCTATGATCTTGACATCTGAAAACAAAGACTGGATCAACGACACAAATACTATTGGCCTGGGAACTGACTTATTTGACATAGCCAAGTATAAAAAAGCTCAGGTTGAAAACGGAGAACTGGCTGTATCGGTTGAGTGTGAGCATGTGTCTTACCAGCTTAATAATCCTGACTATGATAAGGAGTATTTTACCAAAACCGGTACGCCAGCTTATGTTTTCGGTCAGATTCTTGATGGCACTCCGTTTACAGATGGTACGGTTGAATTTACAGATGCGGTCACATATTCAATCCAGGAAAAAATGTCAAGACGGGCAATGGTTGTCCAATTTGCCGAATACCTTGGCGGAGAGCTGTCGTTTGATGGTTTCACCATCTCGATCCTATCGGCCAGAGGCTCAGCAACTCCAAAAGATCTGATGGCCGGCAAGAATATCACTGTCATATCAAAAGAAGTAGACAAGACAAAACGTGATGAACTTGGCAATCCTACAGTAGCTTATGAGTGTGCATTAATTTATCCAATGGCCTTGGCTCTTGGCGATGTCGTAACACTGGATTATGATACTCTTGGAATTGATGTATCCTTGCGGATTGTCAGCATTACGACAAACCCATATAACCAATATGAGGTTAGTTTTTCAGTCAGTAATACGGTTCCTGCCATAGAGGATGCTGCTTATGATATCGCAACCACGACCGTCAGCAAGGATGCTGTTTATAATGGCTGCCGCATTGGGCCAGAGTTCGGCTTTGAGGTGGTGCTCAGTGACAATTATGCCCGGTCGTTTTTTAATAGTATAGCCTTTATGATGCAAGTAGGGGACGGCGGAGGCGTTAACTGGACCGATGCCATATACTTTGAT